AAATCTTATTTACCATTTCAATAAAATTCGGCTGAAGAAAAGGCTCTCCGCCCGTAATATCAATAACATCGAAATTTAATCTATTCCACGCTTCAACCCATTTCATAGAATCAATGAAAGGTTCTGGCTTGAACTCTCCACGCTCTTGCCGTTGTCGTTCCCAGCAGTAAGGACAATTCATATTACAATTCATCGTGATAAACCAAACGGCACTCTTCATAATTAACCCTTTCTTGATTTGATAAACACTCTATCGCTATTATATTCTTTTACAGCTTCAATAATAAATCCGTTATTTATTAAATCGTTTTTAAGATATTCTACCGTCGGGACGAAATAATTGCTTCTGTCATTGTGATATACTTTGTTTTCCCCGTAATGCTCGCACTCTCTTCCAACCGCTGATTCAAGATATAATACACCATCTTTATTTAATAGACTATTTATCTTCGGAAGACTTAAAGCATAATCTTTTAGATGATAATATACACCAAGAAATAATACTACATCGAACATACCTTTAACGTCAAAGAAATTTCCTTTTATAAATGTGGCTTCTAATCCAAGAACGCTTTTAATGAAATTCGCTTGCTCAATAGCTCTTTGGAATGAGAATGTCGTTGCTTCAGGTTGCTCTATATCTATTCCTAACACATCAGCCCCCATCTCAGCAAACTTAAAGCTAAAGAACCCAGCATTACACCCGATATCTAATACCTTCCCTTTGGTTGTATCAATATAAGGGGATATAATTTCCCATAGATTTTGAGGGTAATTACCGTTCCAACTGTTTCCTGTGATTGGTTTTGTTCTTATTCCGTGAAGGATAAAATTGTGGAAGAAGGGACTTAATTTTTGTATTTCAGATAAGATGTCCATCGTTTCCTTTAAAGAAAGCGGGGGATATTCTCCCCCGCAATCCTACTCTCACTCAACTTATACAATTAAGGAGTTGTAATTCTTGCAAACGCACTCGCACGTCCGATTGCCATAGCCCATCGAGTAACCATTCTGAACTGTGTTTCATTATAGTCAAATCGACTATATGGGTTACTTTCAAGAACCATAGAACCTTGTCGTCTGGCAATTATAAATTTCTTGAAATCTCCAAAGACTCCCATCAATTTCGCATTCCCGTCTGTATTCGCAATATTCTCTGTCAACGCATACGGGAATCCGTATATCGTTCCAGGAACATTCATTCCAGGGTTAGCAAAGATTGGTTGTCCGTTCGTGTCTTTCAATGAGCGAATATAATGCAAAGCTAATCTTCCGACAAGCATTCTTGCATTAACTAAATCGCCCTGTGCTAACTTCGAAATCAATAAAGACAAATCGCTCGCTGTGATAGCCGACATAGCACCTGTCGCTGTATTCACAATGTTAGTAACTGCTGACGTCCCTAAACCAGAAACAGGGTCGCCCGTTCCGTTAATCATCTGGTTATCTAATTCCATCGCTGTCCCGTATGCCATTTGCTTAGTAATTAACCCAACAACGTCAATGGCTGAATCTTGAAGCAATTCATTCGTAACCGCAGTATAACCCGTAAGCTTTTTAGCTTGTAGATTCACTTGGGCTAACGTTGCATCAGCTTGAGACATTTGAACCGATTCGCCTTTCCACGCCATCGTTGGACGTGTAAGCTCTGCTGGAACATATAGCTGGTCGCTATTCATAGTTAGAATAGTGGCTAACTGTAACGCATAGCTTTGGTTTTCGGCTAATCGAATAATGTCCCATTGAAATTCATCTGGAACTAAATAAGCACCTTGTGAGCCAGTGGTTTCGTTCATTGTCGCTTTGCAAATAAAATTTAACATCGACTTTACGAAAGCGTCAACTTTCTCTTCACTACAAAATGCTTCAAACATCGCAGGGCTTTTTCCAGCAAGCTCTCGGATAAATTGTGCCTGCTTATGAAGTTTTCTTCCAAGATATTCTTTTGGAATAACGTTTATATAAGGAGCCACAGCTTTATCCAAAGGCATTTTCTCAATCGCTTCTAAACGAGAAGCTAAAGTTTTTCCTTCAGCTTCCAACCCTTCCAACTTTTTTGAAATTGGGTCAAGGTTCTTTTGAAACAATAATTCTAATTCTTTTATGTCCATTTTTCCTTTTATTCCCCTTTGTTAAATATTTTTTGAATAGTTTTCTGTAATACCTCAACGATTTCATCAGCGTTAAGAACAGGAATAGAAATGTTTTTCCCCTGCTCAGCTATGATTTCGCTATAATGCTTTGCTTCTAAATCACATTTCGTTCCGCATAGGCAGACTAATTCCATCTCGTCAATGCCTTTAGCAAAGACGTTTCCGCATTTAGAACATACCCATTGGAACGCTTTATCTTCCACTTTTTCAACCTTTTCTTCTTTCTTGTTTTCAACTTTCTTTTCTTCAACTTTCTTTTCTTCGGCTTTGAAGAACACATCGCCATCAAAACTTTTCCCAACCATTTCGCAGATTTCTATTTCTTCTTTTGCTCTTTCAACAGACATCTGTAATGCCCCTCTATTCGAAGGAACTAATACTTGAGAAATTTCAAGTAATTCAACATCAGTAAATTTTCTCCCGACATATCTCATATTCCCAGATTCATCTTTTTCTTGCATAATCTCGCTTTCGTGTCCTATAAATCCGACGGAGAAACTCGCAATTCCTTTTTGTGCTAATACCCAAGCCCAATCTGCTTCAGTATTTCCAAGCCCTGCGTAATATTTGAACGTCGCCTCTAATCCTTTTTCTGTAACCGAAATCCCTATCGCTTCGCCTATCTGTTTTCTCAAGTCTTGATAATTATGACTTGATAATAAAATAGGATGTTCTTTATAAACTTTTAACCGCCTCTCAAAAGCACTCGGAAGAATAACATCGCCATCTCTATCCTGTTTCTTCGTGCTAACTATTGCCTCGACGGTAAACTTCTCATTATCAACTTTTTTAATCTCTGCTTTGAAAATCTTGAAAATCTTTTCCATAAAGAAATTTCCCCCTTAGCTTATTTTTATCACTTAGATAAATTCTTTTCAACCTTTATTTTCAATATTTTATATAACAGGTTGTAATACACATCTGCAATTTATTACTTCTTCAGCACCGCCATCTTGGTCGCTCGGATACATACATCCATTCTGAAATTTCTCGTGCAACGGAATCTCTCCTTGCTGTTCACATTCAACGTGAGATTCTCTTACTTCTTCATCTTGAGCTGTTAACCATTGTTTCTTCTCAATACCGACTTCATCATAATAAATAAAACTTCCACCATTAACAGCTCCAGCGGTTTCTGTTACTGCTATTGTTCTCGCCCTCGATGACAAAGTATTAAATGATGTCCTTAAATCCTCTCTTACCTTCTGCCCAAGAGAAATAATATCAACCGCCATCTGACTTGTAGATTGCCCTTCAGCAATCCCGACTCTTATTGTTTCTTTAATCTTTCTCTCCGTTACCCTGTTAATATCTTTTATCTTATCAACCCTCAAAACAAGATAACTCGCTAACTTGCTGTTCAGAATATCATCAGCGATACTTTTCCCGACATACCTTTTACCAATATCAACACCTGCCTTAATTCCTGCTTCAATGATAGGAAGCGATATTTTCTTTAATTCCTCATCGGCTTTAACCCAATCAATATTTACTTTCCCATTTGATAAATCAGCGTCGGAAGTAGATAATGCCTGTTTTCTTAAATTGTAAAAAAACTTTTTTAGCTTATTAAAATAAGTTATCTGTAATTGCGAATGGACACCTTTGAACGCTTTTAGGAGCATAAGTTGTTTCATTGTCCTCTCCGCCTTGAATCCTTTCTCGCCAGAAACTTCTTCTTCCTCTGTGTCTTCTTTATCAAATCCCATATTCATAACTTCTCGGGCTGGAATCATCATCCCGTTTATCCACCATTCATCACGCCAAGATTCATCGTTGAATCCTAAATCTAATTTCTCAGCGATTTCATTTGCAGTAAATCCCATATCAAATAAAACCTTTGCTGTTGAAACTTTTTGATTAAAGTCTTCTTGGAACGCTGGAACATTTTTCAAGTCAAATCTAAATAATATGTTCGGGTTTATTCGGTTAATTAGATGAACATTTATAGCGTCTTCGAACTTTCTTAATATCGGGATAATCGTGTATATCCAAAATATTTTCATCTGCCCTGTAAATGTGGCATAGTTTAAGTCGTCTGTAATATTAAACAATGCTTTAGGTGCCTTCCATATCCCGAGAATCTCTTCCCGAGTAAACCTTTTCTGTTCAATGAAATCCATATCTTTATGTGTCTGCGAAATCGTTGTAAACTTTAATCCGCCCTCAAGGAGGCCTGGACGAAAAGAATTCCCAGCTCCTCGATGTTTAGAATCCCACCAATCAATAAGACGCTTTTTCTGTTCTTCGGTTAAATTCTTTTCCGATGAAAGTATTGCGTTAGGCGTTGCGTCGTTCAAAAAGAAGTTTAGGTTATACTCTAAAGACTTTTCATCAATAGCAATCTCGTCTAAAATAGCACTAAGCGGTTTTTGTCCTCTATAAAAATTGTATGGATTAAAATCTTTTGTATGAATAATCTCATCAACACTAAACTGCGAATCAATGTATCTCCAAAAGGCGATTCTCTTTGTTAGATTATCAACCTGTTCTTTCATATATTCGGGATTAAAAACTTCAAGCACTAACGGAATACTAATCCTTCCCGTTACATTTACTATG